TCGACAGTCTGAAAGCTACAATCGGGCAGGGGCTTATAAATGTGCTCCTGCCGGTAGTGCGTGGCATAAACTTCGTTCTCGGAAAACTCACGACGCTTGCAAACGCTTTTAAGTCCTTCACGGAGCTTATCACCGGGAACAAGTCATCCGGGAGCGGAGGAGGCGGACTTGCAGAAGGCATGGGAGAACTGCCGGACGCAACGGTACCAGCAGCGGACGGGCTGGAAGGCGTGTCGGATGCTGCCGATGATGCTGCCGACGCTTCAACGGCTGCCGGGAAGGCAGCGAAGAAGGCCGCTAAAGACATGCGTTCCCTTGCGGGATTCGACCAGATCACAAAGCTCAGCGAGGCAGCGGACGAGGCTGATGACGACGGCGGTTCATCCCCTTCCAAAGGTGCTGGCACCTCCGGAGGCCTTGGGACAGGCGGAGCGCTCGGCTCTGCCGTAGATTACGGGAACCTTGCCCAGGGCGATACCGTCATGGACAAGCTCGGGGACAAGTTCAAGGGGATCATAGACAGGGCGAAGGAGCTTGCAGCTCTTTTCAAGAAGGGGTTCAAGATAGGCTTCGGCGACAGCCAGAAGAAGATCGATTCCATCAGGGCAGGCCTTGAAAACATCGGGAAACGGCTGAAAGAGATCTTCACAGATCCGGCCGTCGTGGAATCGGCGAACAGGATGTTCGATTCGTTCGCTTATAACGCCGGACGTGTGGCCGGTTCCATGGCCTCTATAGGGCTCATCATAGCGAACAACCTTGTGAGCGGCATCAGCCAGTATCTGGACGGGTCATCGGACTACATAAAGGACAGGCTGGTCGGGATATTTGATTCCTCAGCCGTGCTTGCGGACCTTGTAGGCGATGTCGCGCAGGCACTGGCTACGATATACGATGTCCTGAACGGGGAGAATGCCACAGGGTGCACTGCGGCGCTGATCGGCATTTTCTCGGACGGTTTCCTTGGGATAACAGACCTCGCGCTCCGGTTTGGGACGGATATCATATCCCTTATTACAGGCCCGTTTGTCGAGAATGCGGAACTGATCAGGACGACGATTGACAACACCCTTGGCCCGATAAGGACGATCCTGGAAACGATCTGGCAGTCGGTCAAGGAAACAGTCGACAAGGCAATAGAGGTCTATAACGAACACGTCCATCCGATGTTCGAGTCCCTGAGGGACGGGGTGACGGAGATCGTCGAGACCTTCCTGAACGGCTATAACGAGTACATGGTGCCGGTCCTTGAGGGTCTGGCAGCGAAGTTCAAGGAAGTCTGGGAGGAGCATGTACAGCCTGCATTAAACGGGTTCCTGGAGCTCCTTGGAAAAGTTGCAGACCTGGTAAAGACCGTCTGGGAGAAAGCGCTCCAGCCGTTCATTAACTGGATCGTGAGCAAGATATGGCCGGCCGTTGCACCTATTATCGAGAAACTCGGCGAAGGCGCACTCGGGCTTCTCTCGACCGTAGCGGATGTCGTTACGGATATAACAAAAGTCCTCGGAGATCTGATTGATTTTGTAATTGATATCGTCAACGGGGATTGGAGCGCGGCATGGGAAGACGCAAAAAATCTGTTAGGTGATGCCTGGGATGCAATGATCGACCTCGTAAGGGGCCCGGTCAATACAATCATAGATTTCATGCAGGGAGTGCTTGACGGAGCAGCGGACATGGCGAATGGGATCGCCGACGCGTTCAATAATTTGAGCATCGAGGTCCCGGAATGGAGTCCGATATATCCGGGAGCATCCATAGGATTCAGCCTGCCGTACTGGAATCCACCGACCCTGCCAAGACTGGCACACGGTGGATTCGTCAAGCCGAACACGCCACAGCTCGCCATGATCGGTGATAACCGGACGCAGGGAGAGATCGTATCTCCGGAGGACAAACTTGAAGAGATGGCAGTGGCAGCGGCGCGCGCGGCCATCGCTGAGGTAGGCGGAGGAGTCAGCAGGGCAGAGCTGGAGAGCATCATCAACAATGCCGTGATGCGCATCATCGCGGCGCTCGCGCAGGTTGGTTTCTATATCGACGGTCAGCTGCTCGCAAGGCTTGTCAAGAAAGGCATGTCTGAGCTTGACTATCGGTATAACCCGGTCGATATCACGTAAAGGAGCAATATGGCAGAAGTATTAAAGGCGGGGAACGTGCAGCTGCCGTCCCCCGTTTCCATAAGCACAAATGATGAATTGATATGGACAGCGGATACAGGGCGATTAATGGACGGGACAATGGTCGGGGAGATCGTGGCGGAAAAGAAGACCGTATCCCTGAAATGGCAGTTCCTGACTGAGACGGAAATGCTCAAGATAAAGAACAATATGACAGGCGGATTCTTCACTTTCACGTTCCACGATGACGGGATCGATATGACGATAGATGTCTACAGGGGCACTCTTGCGAAGGAACGCCTGCCGGATGTAGGTGACGGGATTGTAAGATACCGGAGTGTCAGCGTGGATGTGATCCAAAGGTGATGAAATGATATTTACGGGAAATTCATCAGTCAAAAACTATATAGCGGCACGTTACAAGATAACTGCGAGAGTAACCATACTCCTGAAAGACGGGACGAATCTGACGCTGGAAGGCGGGCAGCTCATGGCGGGAGGAGTAACGATAAGCGAAGGCACCACCGCACCAAGTTCATTTGACATCGGATCCGCGATCATCAACCAGTGCACGATACTGGTCAATAACACGGATGGAAATTATAGTGACTATAATTTCGAAGGCGCTGTGGCGACGATATATGTAGGTGTTGCAGAAAACAAAACAGGGACGTCCATCACATGGATAAGGAGAGGAATGTACACTCTGTCTGATCCGACGAACACTCCTGCAATCATCACCCTCAAAGGTGTTGATTACATGGCAAAGTTCGACAAGGAATATGACGGCAACATGACATTCCCACGGACACTTGTGAACATTGTGACTTACTGCACTTCAAAATGCGGACTGTCACTGGCTACGTCAACATTCCGAAACTACGACTATCTAATCGAGAAGAATCCGTTCGAGGGGAAAATCACTTACAGACAGATCCTGTCATACTGCGCGCAGCTCGCGTGCTGCTACTGTAAATGCAACAATATTGGAAGGCTCGAATTCAGGTGGTATAAAGCAAATGCTTTTGATGCCGGAGCTGAAGCAGACAGGTTCGATGTGAGCAAATTCTCGCAGGGACCGACCGTTAACACAGAGGATGTGGTCATCACCGGGCTGAGGGTGACTGCATCTGATGCGGCAGATGGGACGGATGGCGAGACCTATTTATACGGTTCCGAGGGATATGTCCTTCAGATCAGCGGGAATCCTCTTATTGCATATGGAAAAGCTTCTGAGATCGCACCGCTCATAGGAGCTGGTGTTGTAAGGATGAGATTCCGGCCCGGTTCCGCGTCCATCCTCGGGGATCCGATAATGGAGGCCGGGGATGCTGCCATCCTGACAGACAGGAAAGGGCGGCAATACAACACCTACATAACAAATCTTACGTATTCGGTCGGGAATTTCGCGTTAATTACATGTGACGCGATGCCGACCGTCCGCAAGAGTGCGGATAGATACGGCCGGCTCGCATCTACGATTGCACAGCTCCGTAAAGAAGTTATACGGAAGGTAGACGCTTATGTAGCAGCACAGAGCGACCTTGACGCCCTTGCATTGAATGCGCTCGGATTTTTCGAGACGCAAGAGATCCAGGAAGACGGGTCCATTATCAAATACGCCCACAATGCCGAATCGTTATCTGATAGTTCTGTAGTCTACAAACAATCAGCAGACGGATTCTTTCTGTCGAGGGACGGCGGTACGTCTTATGTAAACGGGTTCGACTCCGGAGGAAATGCCGTCCTTAATATGCTCGCAGTCATCGGGATTGACGCATCATGGGTGCATGCAGGGACATTAACTGTAGGCGGCCCATCAGGCGGCGGGACAGTACAGATCACTGTCACAGATGAGAATGAGAACGTTATTGGTACCTGGAGCAATTCCGGAATCTATGCGACAAATGCTGATATAACTGGAGTAATCAAAGCGACAAGCGGCAAGATCGGCAACTGGGACATCATAAACAACACCATAAGACGGGAGCAGCACGACGGTGCGGATATACTTCTTAAGGCACCGGCCGCGGAGGATTCGGCGGGCTCGTCCGTTTTAGCAATCGGCGCGCCTTATAAAAACAATTCTGTATCATGGGGAGACGCCCCATTCCGGGTCACAAAGGCGGGCAAGCTCTATGCTGCAGATGCAGTCATTGAAGGGAAAGTCACGGCAACAAGTGGCTCCATAGGCGGCTGGGAAATCAAAGAAAAATATATCCAGAAAGCCGTAAAGGGAAAAACAGAAAATGCTCTGATCGGCTCTGGTACAAAATATCCCATATCTATAGGAGCGACCTGGGAAAGCAACGCAGCTAATCCGGATTGGGGTGGCTCCGTGTTTCACGTGCAGAAAGATGGTTATATGGTCGCAAAAAACGCATCGATTTACGGCGCATTTACATGCGAAAATGAAATCGGTGACAAAATTATGATTCAAAATGGATATATCTATGGGAAAATGAAAGATCCGAACACAGGGGTATATTCACAGACAGGACTTATTGACATGACTGCCGACTATGGTTCTGGTGGTGGTAGGTATAACAATGTGTCGATTAAAGGCAATTATGGTTTGAGATTACAAGCCGGGAATGTCATTACATTTCAAGTTCCTGTAAACGGAAAACAGATAACAGTGAACAGCAGCGGTTTAACAGCTCCATCCCTACACGCAGCGAATGGCTACACTGGCTGGGTGTGCTTGCCTGTTAGAATGGTATCGGACGGCACGGTTCACGAATATGTCCAGCTTTATGTTGAGGATGGAATTTTAAAGAGGTAGTCAATGTATTTCTACGCGATAACAGGAAAGCAAAATGTTAAAAACATAACGGAGACAACCAACGACGAGGGGGAAATCGTCCTCGTCACTACTATCACAGAAGTTGACGTGAAAAAAGTCATTACACAGAAGCAGGCGAACGAATACGTCAAAGAAGGCATATATCCGGTATATGCAGTAGAGGACGACGGGACGGAGGAGCTTATTGAGCTATATTCCGACGACGATCCTCCGGAAGAGCTCGTGGGAGGTCTTGAGGAGCCTGCGGAAACCGTCACGGCAACACAGTTTATCACCGTAACAGAGGAAATCGTCACCGTGCCGCGAACGAGCACGCAAGAGAATGACTACAGGTTAATGTACAGCTTTAGTCCGACGAATGAGGGATATCAGCTTTTGGGGGTCATTGGATTCAGTGTCATGGGCGCATCCAATGTATTGCCGTTCAGAATCATAAATGAGAGCGGAGTGGTAAACATCGGATTAAAGAACACATCAACGCATGTGGATTCTGTGAACATCAAACTTAATTTGCTTTGGATGGCAGTTATAGAAACAGATAATGAGTAGAAATATTGTGGAAAGTTTCACAGCAAAAGAGGGCAGATACATGAACTTATACGAGGTAATGGAACTTTGGAATGCATTGGGTAAGGTAAAGGATAAGAAAATGCCGGTAAAGATATCATTTGCCATTTCCAGAAACATATCGCTCCTCTCTCCGGAAGTCAGGGATATACAGCGACACAGGACAGACATCATCCAGAAGTACATAGAAAGGGATCCTGATGGGAACCCGGTCGTAGATACTGATGGCGGGGCAAAGATCACCGATCCGGAAGGACTTGAGAAGGATCTTGATGCATTGCTTTCGGAACATTCAGACATTGCGGTAAGAACAGTATCAGAGAGCGTGTTCGAGGCGTGCGATGCCGATAGATATGATGCATTCACGCCGGGAGAGATATCTGCGCTTAGCGCAATGATTGAATATACACATGTCCAGAAAGCTGAGGAAAAGTAATGATCAGGGCAAGTTTTACTAAGAATTCCAGATACACCATCTGCCCCGGCCTCTGGCAGTGGGACTACGGGCAGATTCTGGAAGTGGCCGGCACGGGTATAAAAGAAAATATCGAGGTGCACTTTTCTCGTTCGGAATACAAAGGTGATGCAGTTGTATTAATTGCTGTGTATGACAATGATGCAGATGCTTTGCAGATCCATGTTCCGGGTGAATTCTTATCAATTAACCAATATGCCGATTACCGGATATATGCCTTTATCTACGTAAACGACGGCGAATCAGGGGAGACGATCTACAAGATAATCCTGCCCGTTAAGGTGAGGCCTAAGCCGATCGATTATGATGATCAGGGAGATGACGCTTTTAACGCTTCGCTTGCGGAAGCGGTCGGCCAGGTCAACGAGGCTAAAGCAGCAGCACGTACTTATGCAGATGAGGCAAGGCAAAGTGCTGAGTCTGCTCTCGGATCGGAGACAAGGACCGGTGAACTGGTGGCAGAAATCGAAAGCGAAGTCGCGGAGGCTGTGGAATCTGCGGAGAGGGCAAGCAACTCTGCAGATGTTGCATCAGCGTCCTGCTCCGATGCAAAAGATGCAGAACGCAATGCAAAACAGTATGCAGAACTTGCAGAGCAGGAGGCGTCAAAAGCGGGATGGATATTTGCAGATGTTGATAATTCGGACGGACACTTGTACATAACGACCGTAGGTGATTTACAAGATGCGCTGTCATTTGAAATAGATGAGGCTACTGGAAGTTTGGAGGTGGGATATGAGTAAGACACACGACGCCGGCGTTGTTACTGCTTATGGAGCGGCCGTCAGGGGTGGATATACCGGCACTTATGAGGAGTTTTGCACACAGCAGGCAGAATATGCAGAGCATGCCAGAGAAATGGAGCAAGCCGTTAGAGATGTTGAAGACATAAAGTCATCTGTGGAATCATCCGTATTTGAGGCTGAAAATTATGCAAACAGTGCTTCTGCAGCAGCGACAAGGTCATCTGAAAGTGCTTCAAACGCATCGAACTACGCCATAAGCGCGAGTCAGTCTGCTAATAGTGCATCATCCAGTGCGAATACAGCTTCTCAGTCCGCGGCATCTGCTCAAACGAGCGCAAACGATGCTGAAGAAGCAGAGCAGAGCGCGCAGGGATATGCTCAAAGTGCAGAACGATCTGCCGAATCGGCTGCCGGACTGCTTGCCAATGTGTATACTAAGCCTGAGATTGACTCAGCAATTAGTAAAATAAATGGATCTTTAGGGGATGTAAAGGCTGATTTAGATGCGACAAACAACGACCTCCGCAAAATGGTTGGTAATATACCAAGCGCATGGGTGCAAGGCGGTATGTATGTAGGTACTGGCATTGAGTATCCAACCTCATCCATCATACGAACGCCATTTATTAAAGTTGAACCGGGCGACACAATCTATTTTGACAACCCGGACACAAGTTTGATGGTTACGGTGCTTGAATTTGCGAACAACACACCAACCTCTGCCGGAGTAAACGAGCGGTTGGCGGTTACGGGCGTAACCAGTATCAGTAATCGTGTCACACTTAGCGGGACAACAAATTATATCCGTCTGCAAATGGGTACAAGCAATACGCTTAAAGGCGACGATGTTTTAGTTTATACAAAACACAATGTTGTTTTTGATCGTATTACCGAAGCCAGTGAAGCTATTAAAAATGAGATGAATGGCAAATTTGCATCGGAGCCAATTATCCCGATTATTTGGGAGCAGGGTAGATTATCCACAAGTGGAACTCTGGTTACCTCTGCTTACGTTATCCGAAGCAAGGATTTTATTTACGTTGATGATAAACGCCGTAGTATCTCTGTGATGTTTGGCGATTATGCTCTACCTGACGTTGCTGGCATAACAAATATGAGCTGCATCATATTTGAATATAGCGCGATAGACCCTATAACACTGGCAGACTACTATGAATACAAGAAACGGGACGGGAATTTTGTACATAACTTTGCACAGGGCACAGTGGCATTTAAGGTAACGCTGGCTTATATGCAAAACAATACAGCTCTCATCACTCCCGATAAAGGTTATCTTATCACGCCGATGTGGGCCAAAGATGGCTTGACACAGGAGCTTTCCGGGAAACAAGATGCGCTGACGTTTGACGATGTGCCAACCAGTAGCAGCAGCAATCCTGTGAAATCTGGTGGGGTATATTCTGCCGTGGCTGGGGCAACTTCTGCTATAGCTGATGTAAAGAGTACGCTGGACGCGACAAATAACGACATTTCGAAATTGATCGGCAATATCTCATGTACGTGGGCACAAGGCGCAATGTATGCAACAACGGGTATTGAGTATTCTTCTAACTCTGTTATAAGGACCCCGTTCGTAAAAGTAACTCCCGGGGATAAAATATATTTTGAAAACCCGGATACGACTTTATCCATTTCAGTCTTTGAGTTTGCAAGCGATACAACAACTGCAAGTGGAACAAACGAAAGGTTGGCTCTCCAAAGCGCTACTTCGCTTGTGAAATCCTTGACCCTTGGCAGCTCAACAAATTACATACGCTTGCAAATGTCCACTGGAAACACATTAAAGGGCGACGATGTTTTAGTATATGTCAAGAATGGCGTTGTTTTTGAGAGTATCGACGGTGTCAATAGCGCGATAAGTTCCGAACCGGTTATACCGATTCTATGGGAACAAGGTAGGCTATCCACTGCCGGTGAACTTGTGCCTTCGAACTACGCTATCCGCAGTAATGATTTTATTCAAATCGACAATATCCGCAGGAGCGTTTCCGTTTTGTTCGGGGACTATGATCTGCCTTCCGGTTCGTCTGGTTTGCAGTGTATCATTTTTGAATACACTTCGACGAATCCTGTTGCGCTGGACAATTACTACCCGTATAACAAACTGGATGGTAACGTCAGGCATACCTTTGCGCAGAATACGGTTGCATTTAAGATTACGATCGGTTATTTGTCATCTGACACATATACCCTGTCTCCCGATAAAGGTTATCTCATTACTCCGATGTGGGCGAAAGATGGGCTGACCGTTCTGCAAGATTGGGACTACGGCAAATATACTAACCTTGTCTGGGAAACGGGAAGACTCACGGCGACAGGTGATGAGACAAACGCCAATCCTCCTCGAATTAGAACCGAATATATTTACATTCACGGAATAAAAAAGCTGTTGATAAATGCGCCGGACAACACGCAATTCACCTATAACTGGTTCGGAAGAGACAAAGGGTTTATAATTGCTGATTCGTACACGATGGGCGCGATGAAATCGTCAAATAGGACGATTGTAGACATTCCGAGCAATGCGTATTATCTCCGGCTGGTCGTTGGGAAATTGGATAATTCAGCGATTACAACGACTTACGGAAACGACATATCCGTGTTCAATTTCGAGGCTTGCAGCAACGGTGAAATTATCAATAATCCTCCAATGCTATCTATTATGGATGATGACGGGTTTATAAAATTCTATACCGATCTGTACCCGATTTTGGCAGACAGGAAAGTACCTGCGTGTTCTGCCGTTATTGTCGGCCAAGTTGGTCTCAACGCAAACCGTATGACATGGGCGCAGATTGAGGAAATGTACCAGAACGGTATAGAGATTATTTCGCACACCTATAGTCACTGGCCAGATTCAAATGATTATCCCGTCAATGTGCTGGCGAATGATTACCAAAAGGCAATCAATGTGCTGCACATGCATGGCATTGACTCACACGATCTGGGCGTACTTCCGCAATCATCTGGGACAATCGGGAGATTTAGAGATGCTGCAAAGCAAACATATAAAGGGATATTTGTTAATGGCGAAGTGACGAACCATAAAGGATTTGATCCGTACAGCATTCGTCGGTACAAAATCGGGAACAACACAACCACCCATTATGACATTGATGCTCTGAAAGCATTGATTGATACTCTCATAAGCGGTTGGATGATTTTAAGCCTCCACACATCCACAGCTGACGGATGGGTGGACGGTACGGGAGAAGGCTCGTCAGCCTATATCATTGGTCAGGCTATAGACTATGCGCTCTCTAAAGGCATACCGATTGTTACATGCGAGTGCGGATTTAAAACATATTCTACAGAGTGGAATTGTACGCAGGTGCCTGATTATAAGTAATCACACTTAAAGGGAACTTTAAGTGTGAAAATTTAGTCAACTAAACGGGCATTTACGCCTGTAAAATATTACCCTCGAATAGTTGCTACGCGAATATTTGTTTGCTATAATAGGCACATAAAGGCATAAAGAAAGCGGGCCGGGAAGCTCTCGCCAAAGAACAAAATCCCGACCCGCGGAGACCTTGCGGTCAGGGATATTATACCAATTAGCACCCTTCTCCGCAAGTGTTTGCGTTGCGGAAAGGGGTGTTTTTATGTGTGATAGTTTTACTGAGGGTTTTTGTTTACGGTTGCAGGGCGTACTTCCGCCAGAGCAGATTCGCGCCGTTAAGGACTTACTAAACGTTTACACTGTAAATTATAAGATCGAACAGAATGCGTGCGCGTGTGCGCGAGACCGGGCTATTATTGATCTGTTAATTTCTTCGGGGATCCGAATCGCGGAGTGCGTCGGGTTGGATATAGCGGACGTCGACCTGGAGCGGCGCGAGCTCCGGGTATTCGGTAAAGGTGAGAAGTGGAGAACTTCTTACATTGACGCGGCGGCAGTTGTCTCTATTAAAGAGTATCTTGCCACAAGGACCGACGACAACCCGGCTCTTTTTGTTACCCTGAAAAAGCCACACAACCGACTCAACCCCAAAGCGATCCGATTAAGGCTTCACGGATTATCAGAGATAAGCGGAGTACAAAATATAATCCCGCATCGTTTTCGTCACACCATGGCCACAGAGGCGATTAACCGGGGCATGCCGATTGAAAGCGTTCAGGCGCTTCTGGGCCACTCTGAGATCGGTACAACAATGCACTACGCGCATGTATCCGGCGACAAGGTAAAAGCGGATCACGCAAGATATTTACAATAAGTAAAAGGGAGGGGCATTGGCAAGAGACAGACCGCAAAAAACTTAATATTATCTAATATAAAGCAATACAATTCGATATCATTCAATACGATTAAAAAGCACCGGGCCCGCTCTGGTGCTTTTTATAGTAAAAGATATTTTACTTTTTACATTTAAAAGTAAAATATCTTATGCTATATTAGTTGCAGTCAAAACGATTTGACTCTAATTAAAGGAGGTGCAAACCATTGCGCGAAACTTATTATTTGATAGCCGGACTTGTCTCCGCCGCTATCGCCTATGTATCCGGCAAATTAGGAATCCTCATTCCACTGATCGGACTTCTTGTCCTCATGATGGTGATCGATTACGTGAGTGGTATGCTTGCCGCCAAGAAGGAGGCTATCGATCATCCGGGCGATCCTGCATACGGATGGTCGAGTGCAGTCGGCTTTAACGGAATAATCAAAAAGTTCGGCATCATTTGTATAATTGCGGTGAGTATGGTGCTTGATTACATCGTTGCGACACTGGCAATCAAGATGCAGCTTAATCCGCCGATCACGACACTTTTCTCGCTCCTGGTAACATCATGGTTCTTACTTAACGAGATGTTGTCCATCATTGAAAATTCTGGACGCATGGGAGCTGATGTACCGGACTGGCTCGTAAAATACATTGCAATACTGAAAGATAAAATTGACGATACCGGCACAGGTGCGGAAGGTATGTAAAACGATAACCAAGACGGAGGACTTGTTCCTCCGTCTTTTTCTGCATATGGAGGGAAAACATGATAGACAAAACGAATAAAGTCCATCCTTTTAGGCATGCATTTTTTGAAATGCTGAACGGAAAGAAAATAAAACTCCCCTCATGGAAAGGTTATTGGGCGTGGGAGAACAACACCATTATGATGCATTGCAGAGATGGTCAGGTCATTGATATACGCAATACAGACAATGTTGCCTATACATTTTCCAATGTTGCTTCGGATGATTGGGAGATAGTTGATGACATTGATGAGGTGACAACATGACAGAAAAAGAATGGATTAATTTGATTGCTGGTGACGCACAGAGAGCCGCGAACAAGTACGGCTATCTTCCGTCCGTATTAATCGCGCAAACGTGTCAGGAGACCGGCTACGGTGAGACTGACTTATCTCAGCCGGGAAGATACAACGTGGTCGGAATGAAGAAAGAGCTCCTCAACTCCACTTGGAGAAGCGAGCATTGGCACGGTAAGACGTACACGAAACGCACCCCAGAATGGTACGGTGGAAAGAAGACGTACATCACCGATGTTTTCCGCGTTTATGACAGCTACTATGACGGTCTCGCAGATTACTGCCAGTTTATGAGGGATGCCCGTTATGACGTAGGCGGAGCTTACAAATACCGCGATTTGCTCGGCACGAAAGACCCTTATACGCTGATCGAGGGCG